AACAAAGCCGATGGTGCTATAGAACAATATCAGTACAATAATCAACCAGCTCCAGGTATAGCAAGTTTTATAGGTGGATACTTAAATACTCCAGCGACTAAGATCGGTGAAAAGAGAATATATGGCTCGACACACACTGCCGAAGAACTTGTGAAATATGGTTTCAGGCCAGACGATAGACGTGGTAAACCAAATAGAACTGCGGGTCCAGGTCGAATGAACGTTCGTGCCGATGCACTTAACCAAGGGGGTATGGTTACGAGTGTTCGTTCCGATACAACGAGAATCGATGGTCGAGTAAATGCCGCGAATGGTGCTTGGACACAACAATATAGAAATAACGATTATCATAAATTCAATGCTTATAAAGGTCACGAAAATCCAAACGCTACAAACATGAGTTTGGATACGGCGAGACGACAGCTTTCAAGTAACCCATTAGTTCATAGTCTTTCTTAAATAAATAGAAATTGAGACATACACTCATTAAAATATTGTTCATATATTTTAATGAAGGTACACACCTTAGATATAGATAGTGGTGAACGAGATCCTGTTTTGTACCCAAACCCAGGTGATTATGTTGTCCACTTAATAAACCCAATTTATGACGTGACTAAAATTTCATTGATATCAGCACGTATTCATAATAGTCAGTACCTCATACACTCCAGAAACAATAAATTTGATATAAATGGTGAAACGGTTACTATACCGATAGGAAACTATAGTGGTAATGATTTAGCACAGGCTATTGTAACGGCTTCATCCGATATTACATCTGCTACGTTTGATAAACAAACAAATGCTATAACGTTTACGGGGTCGAGTGATTTTACGTTTGAGTTTTACGGGGGTACAAATGGATACACTGTTGGTACAAATGGGTACACTACACCTCACGATGTTTTAGGTTTACCCGCTTCAAATGTATCATCGACTTCGAATTCATTAGAAACTGGGAGTATTAATTTACAGGGCGCTGATGCAATTATAGTTAAATTGAGTAGTGGTTTAGACGAATTTAACAAAACCGTATTTTCTGAAACCCCCTTTTATACAGGGCGTATACTTCTGTGTGGGGATGTTATTAACTTTTCGGGTGTTGACGATACAGTTGAACACAATTTTGATTCTGGATCACAAAAAACGATATCGAGTTTACGTGTTCAGTTTTATTACAGTAGTAATAACCGGTTAATACCATACGATTTTAGAAATGCGAATCATATACTTAAACTGGCAGTGACGTGTTCAACTGATAAACTTGAGAATATTGCTAAAGTGGAACGAGACTTTTCTCTTCCACCACCTATGAGTATCCCCGAAATGGAGGATCCGCGTAGATGGGATGCGTTTATATCTATATTTATGGTAGTTGCAACCGGTTTATTTTTATTATTGGTTATGCGTAAGCCTAAACTTATCGAGTAACCGCGAAGATTGGTTGCGCTGGCTTTTGCACACGTGTAGAGACACGGGAGATACCGACGTAGACCAAGATAGACAAGAGCGTTGTGAACAAGGCAGTAAGAGTGTAGTTCATACCACCGTTCTTGTTAACCTTAACAACTTGGTTAACAGTCCACCTGACCAAGTCCATCCACGAGAGGGCGGCGGCAAAGGAGAAGCCGGCAACAACGGCGTTGAGGGATTGGGACTCGAGTTCACGAGCGACGAGCGTAACAGTTTCAGCAGCAGTAGACATTTTTATATATAGTATCCTGAGATTTTAATCGGGGAGTAAATCTTCTTCTATTAAAATTTTTTTATAGTGTTTTGGTTTCATATATCCTTTTAACATACCAACATTTATGCGTTCCATTCCTGTGTCGGATCCCGAATCTGTTTCTGTATCGGAATCACTTTCAGTATCAGAACTATCATCGTCATCATATAATTTAAAATGTTTAGACGTTCCTTCATATCCTTCAGGTTCCGATGTGTTCATTACTATCTATAGCATTTTTTAACATTAATTCTGACGGATTTTTTGGTTCCCACGCATCCCAATTATCGTACGCCATATTCATTTTGACAAACTTATATTCGCGTCCTGTGTACCGCGTAAAAGGAATTTCTTCATCTTCAAATTCAATGTCATCTTCTTCGTCTTCTTCATCGGAAGATTCTTCGTATATTTCCGGGAAATGTGTTCCCATTTTCTTACCAACTTCGTTCATGGCACAATATTTCATAGCGTATTCCAAATCTTCACCGAGTACCATATCTCTACCGGAAGCCTTGGCGTATTCAGCTGCGAGAACCATAGTTCTTTCGAGTACGGGTTGAATGATATTAATAGCAGAGTCCTGGACCTGCTCAATTAAGTTAGTGGTTGCGTCTTTTTCTTGTTGATTCATTATAAATTAAACAGTGTTTTAGCAATTCCGTTTTCTACACGGAGTATGTTATAACTTAGGCCTAAAACTCTAAGTTCTCTTTTAGCCAAGTTGTCTGGTAATATCTTGAGTTTTATATCTTGTTCTTTAATTAAACTAAAATTTCTTTGTCCTGTTGGATACCACCGTTCCGGTTCAAGTGCAAAACTATACGAATAATATCTTCTAAATAATTGTGTTCTTGAATGGTGTATACCACTCTGTATTGCGCGTAAGTTTATGACATTACCTGTAACTTTATCTAAAATAACGGAATCGTCTAATTGTATTTCAAGGTTTTGTAAGTGTTCATAATTTACGTATTCACCGTTATACAATTGGTAATTTGAATCATAATCAAAATTTGTAACAAAATGACCACCTGTTAGCTTTCTTAATCTCTGTACTATGAAAAAAAGTTCCTTTATAGGATTTTTAAATTTAAGTTTATGTTTAACATCAACTATAGAATTTACATTTGAATCCTGAGGTATTATAGATTTACTCTCTTGTATCTGTGTGATTATATAATCTATTTTTTTACTTAATAACATCTGTTTTTCTTCTTCATCTAGAGAAACCATTTCAGTTGTTAATTTTAAACTTTTTATAAGTCCTTTTGTTTGTACGAAATCACCTAAATAAAAAATTGAATTACTATTTGCAGGGTCGGTTGCGTCATACCCCCAAACACAATCTTTTAGATCTCTAAGTTTTATAACAATTTCTATTTCCTGACCTGTTATGGCACAAAGTGGTACAGCGAGTTCGGGATTATTATAAAAATAAAATGGTATATCAACAAAATATTTAGTATCAGAAGTTGCTAAACCTAGATACCCTGCAATTTGAACTGTAGATACCTGAGTACCTGAAAATTCTAAAGGTGGTTTACCAATAAGTTTCTCTAAATTATGTTGTTTTGTTTGTGTAACGTAATTATCAGAATATATAGCTAAGAAATCACTTGGTATACGCTGAATAACCTGACCACCTATCAGAATTTCAACATACTCAATCATGGCATGACCTATAGACTCAACGTATCCTATACCTTCGATACCACCTACCAAATTCTGTTGTATACTAGATAATTCAACTTTCATACTCACTGTCTTAAGAAGATCACCTTGGTTTTGTGGGATTGTACATCGAATAGTGTTTCCAAATTCTACTTCACCTTGAACGTCTAAATCAACAAAGAATGGTGCAAAATTGGTATGTTTTTGAAAATTCTTTATGAAATAGGTATACTCGGGGTCGTCTGTAAAAAAAGCGTCCTGTGGACCAGATGTTTCTAATTGAACACGACCAGCCATTACTAGTATAACTGACTAAAATTTTAAACCCCCAAGTCCGCTGCTTATACGTAAAACGTTATAGTTTACAGCGTATACGTAAACTTTGTGTTGGAAACTCGCGTCTGGTGAATCAAGCTCAATATCTATCAAATTATGTGCTATTCTACTCATATTGACTTGACCAGTAGGGTAATACGTTTCTGGTTTCAAAGAAAAACTATAGACACCAAAGTTATTACCCGTAACTCCCGTATAATACTTTAATGGTTGTTCGTAACTGAGCATTAAATTATCGGCGTCTATGATTGTGGTATTATTAAACTTCATTGTAACTTGTTTTATTGGTTCGTATTTGTATACATCATCACTTACAGCCAAAAAGAACATTTCCTTAACAGGATTTTTAAAG